GTTCATATAAATATGTAATTTCGTAATTAGGAACATCAAAAACAAATGCATCATAGTTATACATTATCAGTTTTCCCAATCCTTTATACTTTTCTTTTATTTGTTTTAGGATTTGAATGTTTCGTTCCGTTTCATATGCTTGAATTACATAGTTTAATACTTTTGCCGGTGGTGGATTATCTTCACCAAACTTTTCCTTTTTGATTTGTATGTTATAGTGCGGAGTCATTACGAACCCATATCTATCTAAATCTGCTTTGTATTTTAATGCTAATAAATTTACCTCATTAAAAAATGGTAACTCTTGCATTTCAGAACTTACACCACCATATATGGATTGGAATACTAATTGTTTAGCCCCATCTCTTGCACCATCCAAATCAGCTACACCACATATAGCAGCAACCCAATCATAAAAATCTAATTGAGAATTGAATTTACTCATCCATTCTTTAGTTCCAATTTGTGTTTTTATTAAATCAATAAGTAAATGTGGGTGATATGCCGAATAATCTATACTCACTAACTTACCATCTTTGAATCTACTAACGAATGCTTTACGCATATCACTCTTTTTTGGTATAGCCGAGTAGTTTATCCCACCATGTCTATTTGATGGACGTAGTGTGGAAGTATGGAGGTTGTATTCGGTGAATACTAACCCATCTTTATTGATATGTTTTTGTGGTAGTAAATCTCTTAATTTTTCATCTACAAATATGCCTGATTTTTCTATCCATTGGAATACTTTGGTTGCATCTTTTACAAAATTAAATACAGATTCACCAACTCCATCTTCTAATTCATATTGTAATATGTTTTTTATTATACCAACTTGCTTTGATAATGGAATACTATCGTTTAAGTTGTTTTGATATTGTAGTGGTGTACTTCGTTTGTAGAATGATTGTATTTCTCTAAATGGTTCTTCTTCGTTTTTTACATCTGTAATGAATCTGTATAAATCTATGTCAACCGATTGTTTTAATCCAATCAAATGTCCCACACTCTTACCATTTATTAGTGCTTTACTTCGTGGCGATTCTTCTAATAGTTTTAACGCATCTTCTCTTAAACTCAAACCATCGGTGTGGTTTAGATTGATTACATAGAATTTTTGCATACAGCAAACTACAATAAATGATATACGATTGTTTAGAGCATGCTTGTCCACATCCGAAAGTTGAATGTATATTCTACTTGGACGAGTATTAAACTCCAATAAGAAATCATTAAACGATTTAGAATCCTCTATGTATATAACCATCTTACAAATATAACAAAAAGATTTGGTATATCCAAATTATCCTCTATAAAATTTTGTAAGATTTTTTACATAAGTATCTATGTTACCCATAGTTTCTTGTGCGTAGTTGATTGAACGCTGATTTAGTTGTTCTACTTCAAATTTGTTTGTACCAGTTATTTTCCAACGCATTTTTAATTGTAAATAAAAAGGACTACTTGTAAATTTATCGTATAATTCTTTGTTTATTTCAGAAATAACACCAAATGGTTCGTTTCTTTTTCTTACAAAATACCGATAAATAAAACCAATGTTATAATCTTGCTCATTTGGTTGAGCTTCAAATGTTGGAAAACCAGTTTCAACTAATTTCACATTACTCTGTAAAGATTTATATATATCTATATTAGTCATAGTATTAAACGTTAGTAGGTCTATATCTGAATTTAATCGTTGTTTCCCAAGTATCAGAAACTTTATGTGTTACTTCCGTTACTTGAAATACTCCACTTTTATCAAATGGTACTCTATCTATATTTACAACTTTTCCAACAGTAATTCCGGATATACCTAATACTGTTAATTCCAATTCAATTGGTAATAATGGGTTATTTTTATTTAATCCACTATTGCCAAAGTATAAATTTTTACACAATGCGGTATCTTTTAATATAGCACTAACATCTTTTGTTGGTGACCCGTTTGTCATTATATCATCATCTGAATGAATTACAATACAATTATCATCAATTAAAGTATTTGTGGGTGTAATTGGTCCTGCTGTATTAAATCCAGTAATAATGTTTCCCGCAGGAGGTGTTCCTCCGGCTGCAGCGCCTCCAGCCGCAGCTGCTGGTGTTCTTGGAGTAGTTCCATCCGACATTGGAAATTGTGTAGGGACATTTACATTTATACCAGGAATATTACCAAATCCAGTTCCAGGAATAAATCCACCTGTGTTTGCAAATGATGCATCAGGTATATATGATTTTAAATTTAATATATCCGTTGGGTCTTGTTGAAATTTAAAAAATAAATTTTTTCCAATTTCTTTTGATTTTTGATTACCAAGCATAGCCATTGCAATAATTTCCTTTGGTAAATCTGCTGAAAAATTTATGTTTGTTATGGTAGTATTATCGTTAAATAAATGTATAGTTGATGGCATAGCTACCACCGATGGTATTAATGCATAATCAACAATTGTATAAATCATAGTACCATTACTATCCGATTGAACTTGTGGTGCTAGTTCCATTAATCCGGCTCCTGCAACATTTATTTCATCGCATAATTTTTGTATAAAATCACCCATTTTACCATTTTCACCCATACTTTTTGCAACATCTAATACAAAATCAACCTTTAAAAATATATTTTTTATATACCCCCATTTTCCTTTTTCATAATTATTTCTATCTCCATTGTAAATTTTTAAAATACCTTTACTTGCAATTTGTTCTGGAAATTCTTTACCAGATTGTAATTTTAAATTTTGAGTATTTTTAGTATCCAAAACCAAAGTAGCGCCATCAACATTCTGTGCAACTATTGGATTTGCCATTGTTGCGTTTGGAAAAATAACATTTTCAGAATTACTTATTATATTTGGATGGGCAGCTGCTACTGCATTTGATATATCTAACTTATAATCATTTTGTTGCTTTCCTTTTCCTTTGTTTATAGTATAATCTACTAAAAATTCCATACTAATAAACACATCATCACTATATGCATCGTGGTCATATTCTATTACTGGATTAAAAAGAGTACCAATTCTAGATAATAATGCAGAAAAGAATCCTTGATTTGAAAAATTATAATTTATAGTATGCTTTTTTGCTATATCATTTTTTAATCCTAAAAATTGACCATTTTCTAATTCTAATACACGTGCCAAACGATTGTCTGCTACCGAATCTTTGGTTGATGAGTTAGTATTTTTTTTATCCTGTCTATTAGTACCCAAATAAGCAGGTATTTCATTTTTTGTACCAACTACAAATGTAGCATCGACACTTGCATCATTATTTATGGTATAACTAAAATCAATAAGTGGTCCTACCATTACATCTTCCGTACCATCTCCACAAAATTTTTCCCACGTATCTATATTATCTACCAATGTTTTAGCGGTTGGAGCATCTAATCCCTGTGGTACTGAATAATCTGCACCACTACTTCTTTTCTTTGTCCAGCCCCATCTAATTGCCTTTGGAGTACCAATTCGAAAAAATTCGCTATGATATTCCATAGCTCCCATTGATGGGAATTTAATAGTTATATGCCCCTCACGCAATACACCCATACTACCACCGGGTTTTACTTCAAGCCCAACCACCATTGGTGGAAATCTCCAACCCATTTGTCCTGGTACAAATGATGTATAATCTGAATCGTTTCCTATAACAAATGAACCCTTTTGATAAGATATAAACCTAACAAACGGCATTGCACCAGAGAACGTTTGCTTAAAATAAGCAGATGTACCTGATATTGCAGCCGTTTTAGAGGATGGTAAAGGTTCAAATAATGGAAAATGATTCATAACTATTTATATTTTATTTGTAACATTGGATGGATTATTCGGTATTCTTAATTGTAATCCAGGTTCCAATTTTAAATCAACATCCGTCATATTATTATATACAGCAATAACCCACCATAAAGATGCATCTTTATAAAATTGAAATGCAAGCGTATCTAATCTATCATCTTCTTCCGTTATTATTAACACATCGGAATCAACTGCTTTAAAATACGGCATAAGATTTGAATGAAATACTAAACCATTTGCTTTTTTCTGTATATTGAGTTTATCGTATCTTCCCATATTAGTTTAATTATTGTGGTGCTCCACCTAACATTCCAGTTGATGATTTTGGTGTACTTGTTGGATTTATTTTAAATTCATTACTACTATTTAAATCACGTCCTCTTTCAGAAGTTGGTATTAATTCGTCCGTAGTATCTGTGCCAATTGTGTTAAATATACCACTACCATTTGGTGCTTCACCCGAACCTTCGGTTTGCCATTTTTCCGGGTCTAATATATTTGGTACTTCGCTCGTTGATGTTTCACCACCGGTAAATGAATTTTGGTTTATAGTTCCTTCCATACCGGCTTCGTCAGAACCTTGTTTTCCAAAAAATGGTCCAAGTCCTTGTAACTTTTTAATATCCGTATTTCCAGGTTGTAATTTTTTGCCAAAATTTAATCCTGGTAATGATGGTTGATTATAGTCATAAATTGGTTCATTTGATTTAAACATTTCATTAAACCCACTCATAGCACTTGGTATAACTTTATATGTAATATCAAATTCACATATAAATGGGACTTGTGAATTTTCTTGTATTTCCCAAGGTGAATTATCAGGTATTGTTATTGTACAATTTGTTAAAAATCCATAGGATGAATCAACAAAGTTTCCTATTTTTAATTCACATATTTTCCCCTGAATACCATTAGTACCTCCCCAACTAGCCAATGTAAGATTTTGTAAAAATTCTACTTTTTGCCAAAGTTGAACTAATTGTTTTTCATTTTTTGCATACAATTGACCTTTAAATGATATTTCCCTTTCAAATGATTCATAAAAATAAAATTTGTTTGGAGAACCAATCGGTTTAACATCTCCCCAAGTTGGTGTGGGTGTATCAGTTAAACCAGTTAGATTTGACATTAACATTATATAGTCTTTACTATTAACATCTTTTAAATATATTGATATTAAATCTGAATTTTTTTTTGTATTTCCATCAAGTGTCAAAGATGATAATGATGTGTGTCTTTTTGAATTTAGTACATCCACTTCTTCCAAATCACCACCGGGTGTAGCACCGCTTGGAGTTATATTAGCTCCAGATTTTTGACGTTTTACACCTACGAATAATTTTGTATTAATTGCATTTTTGCCATTATATAAAGTACTTTCACCTTTTCCCTGTTCTTTATAAACATTTTTTGAAAATGAAACTTCTTTTAAATCTTCTTTTGTTAAACCTTCAACATCAATAAATTTATATTTAATTCCTTGTATGTTATCTTTGGCTCCTTCATCGTATGTAATATACCCTTTAAATCCGGATGAACCTATAAAGTTTGATAAAGCAGGTTTTAATGATGTATATTTTTTACCATCTAATCTGATTGTATTAAGTTGTTTTTCTGCATTTATACCTTCATATTTTGTATAAAAACGCTCTCCTTCTCGCATCAATTGGTCTTCACCAGTTGCAATACCCGTTAATGTTCCATTACTTTTTCCAAAACTTTTTGTTGCGTAATCGGATGGATATATTGGTAAATCATTATCTTTACTATTTAATGGATTTTTTATTTCACGTAAAGAACCATTCCCACCACCTCTTTTAGAACTTAATCCAAATTTTTTACCAATACCCTGTAAAGCAGAAAATCCAACATTTAATGCCAAATCAATCGCCGCGCCACCTATCCTAACTCTACCACCCTGACCAGGTGAACCTATATTTTGTGAAATTTGTTTTGGTGTTGCAAATGATGTTAATAGATTTCCTATTGCATTTTTGTTGTTATTTACGCCACCATTATATAAACTAGTATATAAACCATTTTTTGTAGATAGACCTAGGAAAGGTAAATCATTTACCTCATCACTTGGAAATTGTGGATTTGTAAATGAATTTAAAGCGTTTCTTACAAAACCACCAACCAAAGTATTATTACCAAATGTACCAGCCAATAAACCTCTTGAAAGTCTATCTACTCCACGTTTTGCCAATTGCATTGGTTCTACTGCACCACGAGTTAAAATTCTAGCAGAATCTACACCATATATTTCAATAACGTTTTCTGCTAATTTTTGATATTGCCTATCATATGGTAATTTTACACCTTCAACGTTTAAACCAATAGCGGGGATGTTTATATTACCAGTTGTTGGTCCTACTTCTTTGGAAGATAGCATATCAGCTTTAACTTTATTTGGGTCAAAGTTAGAATTATTAAATTGAAATTCTCCCAATAAATCTTTTAATTGCTTTGCCATCTTTTAACTATTTTTCAAAAATTTACGCATTCCTCTTGCAATTTCTCTACCATCTATATTCACCACTAACTCTTCACCCATTATAGCATTTGTTAATTTTTTAACTTCTTCAATTAATCCAGCTACATTGGTACTACCACCCGTAGTTGTTTGAGTTGTAGTGGTTGCAGTTCCACCTACCGGTACACCCGCTATACCTAATTCATTTAATCCACTTAAAATAGGCAATGCTAAACCACCACTTGCCGCTACTAATCCTAATGATGTAGCCAATGCAGTTAATGCAGTTGCCATTCCGTATATTGGTGTAATGTTTAATGAAGATAATACTGATAAATTTTCAGTAATCATTCCAAATGGGCTACTAATACTCGATAAACCATTACCAACTACCATCAATGCCGCGCCAAACATACCCAACGCAATTGATGCAAAACCTAATGCAACTGCTCCTAACATAATTGGTGCAGCAAATGCGCCGAATGCTGCTAATGCCAAACCAACTACAACCAATGCACCTGCCAATGATATAATTTCATTAGCACCAATCTTTGTAAATTGTTGTAACGCTAATCCCAATACATATATAGCAGCTGCTGCTATTAATAATGCAGCTGCACCTTTAAGCATTGCACTAGCATTATTACCTGCACCACCAACTGATTTACTTGTTTTATCAACACCGCTTGTATCCATTTTTGGTGCAATTGATTTATTTGATGTAAAACGTCCTGCTGAATCTCTAGCTTTTGTTAAAGAGCCCGCGCCACCTGCTAAAGAAGAACCTGCACTTGATGCATTAACGGAATCTTGTGCAGCTTTTACTGCAAATAATCCAGAAACCCATTTTTTAAGTCCTGTCCATATTTGTGGTAAACTAGTTCCAAATGTATTGAAAGCAAATCCTATATTTCCTAATAAGCTAAATACACCTGGTAATATACCAAGCCATTTTCCAAAACCGGTTGTTCCAATTTGGTCAACCATTGCACTCATTGTATTAAATGATGCCGTCATTGCTCCAACTGGTTTTAGTGCTTCTTTTTCATTAGCAATCATTTGTAGTAACTCTTGGTTTGATACACCAATTGCAGCTGCTAATGCTCTTTTTTCAATTGGAGACATTTTATCATATGCTGCAATACCACCAGCTGCTTTTAACGTTTCGTTCATTGCACCATTTATATCACCAGCATAAGCTAACTCTCTTGCTCTTTGTAAATTTAAATTTCTGCCAAGTATTACAGATGCTTCCATTTCATTAGCAACCGATGTTTGATAATCTAATAAATTATCTGAAATCTTACCAGCAGTTGATAAATCAACTCCTAACCTTGCCGCATTTATAGCTGCATCTTGTAGATTTTTACCACCATTTTTTGAATATACGGCAAACAACTCTGTGTTTTGAGCCAAATCTTTAAATACCTGCGATGGTATTGCACCATTAGCAGCTGCTAATTGAGATGCTGCTTCTAATGAATTTAAAGCTACTTCATTTGATAAATTTGATAAATTACCAAATTCATTTACTAAAACACCAGCTTCTTGTCCACTAACACCCAAACGGGCTGGTAGTAATCCCAAATCAAATGCCAATTCATTTGATATTTTATTTACATTACCAATTCTAGCACCAAATTCAGTTACTGCTCCAACTGCTTCTTCACCCAATATTAAAGATATTGCTGTAAGTTGTGATTTAAAACCAACCAATTGAGCAAAACCACCACCTATTTGAGCATTTATTTTACCAAACTCATCTGCCACATATCCTGCTGCAAATCCAATTACTGTCATTGCACCAGTCCAACTACTAAAAAATACTTTTCCATAATTAATTAATTTTTGGAAAAATTTATTACCAGCTCCTAACTCCTCATTCATTTCCTCATATAACTCTTTTACATCTTTTTGCATATTAGCAAATTTAGATGCTTTTATATACGCTTCATCCAATGATTTCATTTGAGCAATCAATTGTGCCTGTGCTTCTTTGGCTGCTTTACCTTGCTTTGTTCTGCCATCGTCTTTCATATCCTGCAACTCTTTCAATTGTTGCAACATTATTGTATATTGGTTTTGATATTCTTGCGTATATTCTGCTATCTGCGCTGCATCTTCTTTATTTAATTGAGCTAAAGATGTAATTGCACTAATAGCATTGGCAGCTGCTGAATTTGCCGATTTATACTTATCGCTTTGTGCCTCTGTACTATTTGCAATTGAAGTTCCAAAATCAATACCTAATTTTGTTGCATTTCTTAAATCAGTTTGCAAACCACCCATTGCCGAACTTATTGAACCAATTGATGACTCAATATTTGAATATTGGGTCATTTGTATTTTTAGTTCATCTCTTTGTTCTTTTGCAAGAGTTAATCCGAGTGCACGTTGTTTATTTAAAACTACAAGATTTGTGGTTATTTCTTTTAACTCCTTTGCTTCTTTTTCGTCTAATTTTCCACTTGTTTTTTTTAATTCATTTTCTTTTTTAATTAGAGCAAGTTGTCTCTCCTTTGCCGCATTAATTTCTTTTTGAAGGGCTAGGTTAGACTTATTAAGGTCGTTTAGTGAACGAGCATTTGATTGTTCTTGCGTATTATCAGCCATTACTATTAGTTATTACTTTGTCTAATTTGCTTCAATAAATCGCCATATTGGTCTTCAATATTTTTCATTGCTTTTATTGCAGTTGGGTGCATACCAGCTTTATCAGCTGCTGCTATATAGTTATCCGATACACCTTTTTGTAATGCTTTGAAGAAATTATCAACAATTTTATTTAATAGACTTTCTGATAATACGGCTTTATTTTCTTTTAGTTTCATAATGATGTGATTTATCTTATATAAATATCCATAAACAAAAAAAGTTAGGATTTATTATCTCCTAACTCTGTTTGCTTTTTCAATTTGTTCCTTTTCTTCTTTTTTAACTTTAATCAATTGATTCACATATAATCTGCGTATATGTAGTGGTAAATTATATACATCCGCAAATGTAAAACCACCTCCTCCACCCAATATCAAAAAGAATATCTCTTCGTGAAGTTTTAAACTATAATCAATTGGTAGGGTAAAAAAAGCTAATCCCAAATGGGATGTCTAGCGCCTCCGTTTCGCCTGTGATTTCAGATGTGAAATCGTATTTAAGGTTCAAATCAGGTGAGATTAATTTAATATAATCTCTAATTACTCTTGTATCTCTTGCTAACATATTTTTAGCAAACTTATTGATATTTCCCTTATCAGTATCACCATCCACCGATGTAATCATATATTTTAAACGAGTAGATACATCTGAAGTATTATCTTTGTTTTTAGATAATCTTTCTAATGCTTGGATTTCAGCGTTTATATCCTTTTCATCTTTGTGAGTTAATAACTTAAATGTTATTTTCTTTTTAGATGTTGGTAATTCAAACTCATAACGATTTTCTGCATTTAATATACTGAAATCAATATCTTTTGTTTGTATTTCCGAAAGGTCTATTGTTACTTTTTGTCTTTCACCACTAAATGGGTCAGTAACTTCTACTTCATAATCAGGCCCATAACCCAACACACGAGTTGCAAGAAATACTGCATTCTTATCACCAATTACAATATCATCACAATTCACATCCGGTTGAACAATTACCGATTCAAATAATTTATCTAATACAATACCTTTACGGATTAAATTTTGTGAAGAAAGTATATCTTCTTCTTTTGCAGTCATATATTTAATTTCCAAAGTTCCCTTACTTAACGGATTTGATGCAGGATAGCACTTTCCTTCCGATGGTAATGAAATTATTTGAGTTGGAAAATCAAATGTTTTTACTGGTGTTGGTTGTGGTGTTTGTTCCGTTTGTGGTTTCGCCTGAATTGGTTGCGTACCACGTGAAATACTTAAATTCTCTTCCATATAACTTATAATAAATTGTTTTTTATTCCTATTTGTCTAATACAATCTGGTCTTGTACATAGTTCATTTGGTAGATTACCACAAGAACATTTATTTTCATCTATATGTGATGAAAACTTTTGCACACTATCCAAAAGTAATCCTTTAGTTTGAGCAGGTTGTTGCTCTTTGAGTAAATCTCTAATTTCAGTTAATAGAGATTTGATTATTGCAAATTGTCCTAATTCCATAACATTATTTTTGTATATATAAATATACCAAAACAAAAAAAGTGTGTAAAAAATTACACACTTTTCTTAAATTTTTAATTTTGTTAATATTAGTATTCTAATACACAATAATCCATTGAAAGAGTTACTGTAATATTTACAGGGTCATTTGAACTCCAATCCATATCACCAAATTCGGCTGCTGAAATAAATGCTCCTATCAATTTCCACTCTTCTACTTTATCGCCAACTGGTCCTAATGCGTAAATGCTAATATCTTTTTTGTAGAAATCTGCATAACCATCACGACCTGTAATAGATTCATGTGAAGTTCTAATCCATTCCATTACCGCCTGTGCTCCAGATGGAACAATTGGGTCATACAAAGTGATTGTTAAATCAGACCAATCAGATTTTCCTTTAATCTTACGTTTTACGTTGATGTGGTCCAATATTACTGTTTCACTTGTATATTTTGGTCTGTTAGCCGCTTTTATCATAAACGATGGGATACCACCGATTTCCATTACAAATCTATTAGCTAATTTGGGTTCAAAATTTTGATAAAAAATCTTATCATACCCTAATACGTCTGCCATTTTTTATATTCTCCTTATATCTTTTATATAAATATATGTTTTTTAAATTTATTATGCTCCAAAAGTTGCACCAGTTGGTAAAATGTTGAAGTCAATTTGGATAAATTCAGCAGTTTTAGTAGGTTGTAAGAAAATTGCTCCTTGTAATATGTTTCTATCAATTACGTCAGGTGTATTATTTGAATCATCCATTACAACTCTAAACGAATATAAACCTTGTCTTTGTTGGATACCCTCTAAATATGGATTTACTGTGTTTAAGAATCTGTTTCTAGTTTCTGTACTATTTTGTTCAAATACCAAATATCTCGAAGTAGATGCGATATACTTTTTAACTGTAATCAACAATCTTCTTACGTTAATTCTATCTAATGCAGATGGTCTAGATTGTAAAGTCTTTTGTCCAAATGCTACGATACCTTGTCCTGGGAATTGTGCGATTGGGTTTACTTTTCCTTCGTACAATGTATCTCTATCAGAATGAGTTAGACGATTTACTACACCAATTGCTCCCGTAATACCACCACGATTCAAACCTGCCGGTGCAAACCATTCAGCTGCTGAATTATCGTTAGCTGCAAATACCGCTGGCATTAATACCGATGGTGGAACTGCTACCATTTTGTTAGTATTCAAATCAATTGTCTTAATCCAAGGGTAGTAAGTTGCTGCGTAGTTAGTATCTAAACCTTCTGCTACTCCAACTGCTCCAGCGATTGTACCATCTTGTGCTACTGAATCCATAATGTAGAAACAATCAGTACGAGCTTCACACAAATCAATACCAGCTTGTGCTACCGATGTATGTAATGTTTGAATAACACCCGGCATAACTACCAAGTTAATATCATATTCGTCTTGATTAGAAATTGCGTCTAATGCTCTTTGGTATGCTATCGAACCACTTGTACTAGCAGATGATAAATCAAATCCTTGTGAATTTGTGTTTGTAATAGATGAACCTTTAGCAATTGATTTAGCCGGGCTCATACCATCAAAACCACCTTGTAATGCTACTACAAATGCTCTTTTAGCTACCGCATCTGCTGCTGAACCAGTTAATGGTAAACCAGCGGTTACATCTAATGAAAATGCCGATGATGTTGTAAATCCTTGTGGAATTGGTTTTAAGAATTGTGTATTATCTGCTGATAATGTTCCTTCAAAATCAAATCCACCAGGTGTAGTTGAAGATACAGAAGTAGATTTGTAAGAAACATCTACCAATGAACCAGTATAAATACCAGCTGCAATTGGGTGTGAGTAACCAGCGTTACCATATGGTGCAGCCGTTACAGGTATTGCATCTATGTTACCCATTTCAATATAGATGTAACGAGATTTGTTAGAGTAATCACCATATTCGGTAATCTTTCCACTTGCATCAGTTGTTATATATCTATCACCAATTGCTCTTGCAATATAGTTAGGTGATGTTGGGTCTAAATTTAAGTTAGAATAAGTTTCTAATACATATTTTCTCTTATCAGTATCGTTGTACTTTCTAACTTGTAATGTAAATGTTGCGTAATCTGAACCAGCAACTGAACCAGCTGCTTTAACATCTGAAATTACAATTTTAAATCTTGTGTTTTCAGCGTTACCATCTGCAATAGTTTTAACTTTAAATAAATCGTAGTTAGTACCTGCAACTAATTGAGATTGAATGTATGGAGTTGAAGCTCCAACTGCACCCTCACTAAAGTTTTGTAATGGTAAAATTACTGCAGATGCACTATAATGCGTAGTTCCTAAAATATTTTCAAAATAAGTATATGCATATGCGTTTTTAGCTCCCAATGGAGATGTTCCAAAAGTTTTAGTAACTGCATATGGGTCAGCTGGTGAAATTGAAAATTGGTTAGAATCACCAAAAGTACCAATGTGAGTTCCATTTATGCTTAATAAATCAGCAAGTGGAGCAGGTGAAGTAGATGCGGTAATAGCTACATCACTAAATGATGCGGATGTATTTGCCGTTTCGGTATTGTTTAATGTATAAACTAATTTTTTAAATCCACTACCAGATGCTATAACACCGATTGGTCCTAATTCTTTATATCCACCTAATCCAGCAACTCTTACGATTGTTGCTACACCAGTTTCTCTTAAATAATTTTGTACTGCGTTTTCAGTATAGTAAGTGCTATCAACAACACCAAAAATATCTTCAAATTCAGATTGAGTATTTACAATTGTAGGTTTGAATGCTGGTCCCTGCTTTAAAGGTCCGATGAAAACTCCACCGATTGCACCAACACCCTGTGCTATAAAAGATAAATCATTCTCTCTAGTGAAAACACCAGGTGATACGATTTTTTCAGCCATTTTTAATTTCTCCTTTTAATAATAATTTTTTATCTTAATATAAATATATAAGATTGTGATGAAAAGATATATTTGTTTATTGTTTTGGTGTAAATTCCCCAGTATCAATATCTAAATTTCCTTCACCATATTCGGTTTGGATTTTAGATAATAATTCTTTCTCTTCTAAACCAAATTGTTGATATTGTTCTTGTAAGAATTTTTCATCTCTTTCAATTGTAGCTTTCTGAATTGCCAATTGACCTAATGAAATAACAATATCATTAAAACTATCACGTAATTCGATAATTTTATTCTTGTATTCTTCTTTAATTTGCATAACTTATATTGTTTATTTTATATATATAAATATATGGTTTTCTACTCAAACGTTAAAATTTAACCGATTTTTTCTTTAATTTCTTCGATTTGTTTTTGCTGTTCTTTGATTGCTTCGATTAAAAGAGCTATTATTTTTTCATATTGAACTGCAAGGTATCCACTATTTCTTTCTACTACTATTTCAGGTAAGATTTCTTGTATCTCTTGTGCTATTATACCAACATCTTTGCCTTTATGAGAATGTATTTCATCAAATCCTTCTTTCCAATCAAATGTATTTCCACTAATTTTGTTTATTTTAGATAATGCATTTACAATTGGTTCAATTTTTTCTTTTAATCTTCTATCTGATGTATCGTAAGCAGTAATATCACCAGTTGCAGTAATTGAACCTTGTACTGCTATACCACCTGTAAAAGTTCCACCACCAAATGGATTACCCGTCGGACCTGTTGGTCCTTGTGGACCTGTTGAGCCGTTAGAACCAGCAGTTCCTTGTACACCTTGTGGACCAGTTGAACCGTTAGAACCTGCTGCTCCTTGTGCTCCATTAGAACCCGCTGCTCCTTGTGGACCAGTTGGTCCCTGATTACCTTGTGGGCCGGTTGAACCATTGTTTCCGTTTGGTCCCTGATTTCCCTGTGGACCTGTTGAACCATCGTTTCCGTTTGGTCCTTGATTTCCTTGTGGTCCTTGTACTCCAGATGTACCAGAAGTAGCCGCAGTATATGATGTACCATTTATACTTAATGGTCCTAATAATGATAATGAACCAGTTAAACCAAATGAACCAGTCATAGTATGTGCATCATCTAACGAATTACCAAAGTTAAATGAACCTGATACGGATGATTGAGTAACATAATATACAGATGTTGATATGATATATTGTTCGGCAGTAATATTTCCTTTTACAGATAAACTACCTGTTACATTTAATGAGCCAGTAATCGAACTACTATGTATTTGCATTATTAACTATTTTTTAATTTTTGTATTTCGTTTCTTAATTCTACAATTTGAGATTGTTGTTCTTTAATTGCTTCTATAAGTACCGCAGTTAAACCTCTTTCTCTTACCGTTAAATATCCATTATCACCCATTCTTACTAATTGTGGGAATACCTTTTCTACTTCTTGTGCTATAACTCCTATATCTTTCGTAACACCCATAAAGGTTGCGTGGATTGCTTTACCATTCCATTCGTATTCGTATCCGTTTAATCCCATTACCTTATCTAATGCCCCAGCGATTGGAGTTAGATTATCTTTTAACTGAATATCAGATGGAGTACCAAATGATGCAACATCACCACTTGCTACTATTGAACCAGAAACTTGTAATCTATCAGTTGTATTATCAGATGCAACAGGTCCAATTAAAACATTAGTACCATTATCAGTAATTTGAGTTGCAGTTCCTAATGTAGATGAGGTTGCAAATTTAACTACTTTATTTGTAGTTCCACTTACACTCACCGTACCACCAGTTGCCGATGTACCCGATGTTCCACTTGCTCCAGTTGCTCCTTGATTTCCTTGTGGACCGGTTGGTCCAGTTGAGCCAGCTGCTCCTTGTGGTCCAGTTGCTCCTTGTGCTCCACTTACACCCGATGTACCAGTTGCTCCTTGATTTCCTTGTGCTCCGTTTATTCCACTTGTACCATTAACTCCACTTGTACCATTAACTCCACTTGTACCACTTACGCCAGATGTACCAGATGTTCCGTTTGCTCCCGATGTTCCGTTTTCTCCATTTGAGCCAGTATTTCCTTGTGGTCCTTCTGCACCTTGAGGTCCTAATAGACCAGTTGCACCCTGATTACCTTGTGGACCAGTTGGTCCTTGATTACCCTGTGCTCCACTTGTACCGTTTGTTCCAAAGAAAGTACCATTTACACCAGATGAACCAGATGAACCAGATACCCCCGTTCCTACACCAAATGTAAACATAGCATAACCAGCGAATGGAACACTAAATGTTATTGTTGTTTGGTTTATAGAATCGGATTTAATTGATTGTGGTATCATTACATACCCATTAACATCATATACGGTTACTGATGGGTATTCATTTCCTAAAGCATGGGTTATTACCCAATTTGTATCTTCTACTACTTGTGTATGTGTGTATGCCGAACCATTTGTTGTACCCGATGTTCCAGTTGTTCCCGATGTTCCACTTGCTCCTTGATTTCCTTGTGGTCCAATTGGTCCTAAATCGGAAATGTTAATCGTTCCTTGCATTGAAGAATGGAACTGACAAACATAGTATAATGTACTAGGAGCATTGTATGGTATTGCAAATGTAATAGTACCGCTTTGAGTTCCATTATTTGTTACACCACTATTATATACATTACCAGAACTATATGCTCCAGCAGTAGTTTGTATCCAAAACGGATGACCTGTTGCACTTACTGTAAATGTATATGTAAATCCACGTATTAAATTTAAAGTTGGATTAGATGCACCATCTATTGTATATGCAGATGCTCCACTATTAACAACGCTAAAGTTTCTTGCTCCACTTATTCCAGATGTACCAATTGTACCTTGCGGTCCTTGTGCTCCATTTACTCCACTTGTTCCATTTGCTCCGTTTACTCCGGATGTACCATTTGTACCATTTGCTCCAGATGTTCCACTTACACCCGATGTTCCATTTGTACCATCTAAACCAGAAGAACCCGATGTTCCGTTGTTTCCACTACTTCCCGATGAGCCACTTAATCCACTAGTACCATTTTCACCCGAAGTTCCCGATGAGCCACTTAAACCATGTGTTCCACTACTTCCAGATGTTCCGTTTACACCACTTGTACCATTTGCTCCAGTTTCTCCTTGAACTCCTTGTGGGCCAGTTTCTCCTTGGTATCCTTGTGGACCAATTGGTCCTTGTCTACCTTGAGAACCAATATCACCTTGTGGTCCGTTTGGCCCTTGATTACCTTGTGTACCATTTGGTCCTTGATTACCTTGCGGTCCGATATTTCCTTGTACTCCGGTTTCTCCTTGTGTTCCCTGCGTCCCTTCAATTCCTTGATTACCTTGAGGTCCAGTATTTCCTTGATTTCCCTGCGGACCAGTTGGTCCTTGATTACCTTGCGTTCCATCAATACCTTGATTTCCTTGTGGGCCGATTGTACCTTGATTACCTTGTGTTCCTTGTACTCCCTGCGTTCCTTGTGTACCAGTTGGTCCTTGATTTCCCTGCGTTCCATCAATTCCTTGATTTCCTTGCGGACCAGTTGTTCCTTGATTACCTTGAGGTCCAGTTATACCCTGATTTCCTTGTGGACCAGTTGGTCCCTGATTTCCTTGCGTACCTTGTGTACCTTCAACTCCTTGAGTTCCTTGTACTCCCTGCGTTCCTTGTGTTCCTTGAACACCATCTATACCTTGTACCCCTTGTGGTCCTTGTGTACCTTGTGTTCCATTTACACCCTGCGTTCCTTGTGTTCCTTGAACACCTTGATTTCCTTGTGCTCCAGTTGGTCCTTGATTACCCTGTGTTCCATCAATTCCTTGATTACCTTGTGGACCAGTTGGTCCTTGTGCTCCTTGCGAACCATTTATACCAGATGTACCATTTATACCCGATGTACCATCTACACCAGTTGTTCCCGATGTACCATTTGCTCCAGATGTACCTGATGTAGAACCAAATACTCTATCAACTTGCTTTGCACTTACCAAAATAGATGGTGCAAATGGTCTATTAGGTGAAACTTGAGCTACTGTGGATATTAATTTAATTGTGTTATCAGCTGATGAAAAACAAATCTCAATAAAATCATTAGCATTTGCTTGTATTAAAAATACATTAGTAATTGCTCCTATTGAATTTGCATCACGTATCGTTC